ATTTAATTCAGTACATAAATGAGAAATTTTTGCTCTGTTTGCTATATCTACCATTTGCCTACGACGGTGCTCATATAAAGAAGGTCCATGATTAAACCATTCGCGCAATGCACCATCTATATTTATAGCACATGCATATTCTTCTGTATGCTCACAACCTTTAGGACGTAAATAGCAATGAAGTGACTTAAATATGGATTTATCTTTTAATGCACCAAGATATACACCTAAACTAGTGTGATAAACGCTAGATCTTTTAAGAAATTCAAATTCTTCAATAGGTAAGAATCTTGTTAAATCACTTGTTTTGTTAGGCATAGTATATATTTGACCATGGCGTTCCAAAAATGATGAAATGGACATTATATTAAAATCTATTGCCTGGGGACTAACACTACCAATATTATCGTCTCCATAGGTCATTAATGATACATGATCACGAAAGTTATAATTTGGATAAATTTCGAGGAAACACATCCGTAGGTTTAATGCCCCTACAATACCATTGATAATCACAGTTAAAGAATTACCACTAATGTGGCCACCCTCTGTGAGTCCTATAAGATCCCCATTATATGCTATATAAGCATACACAATATCAGCACATAAAGATTCCATAACACGCAAATCAGTATCACTATAATTGCACAATTTAGCAAAGTCAATTAAGATACGTAAAGCTGCTAAAATAGTTTGAGAAGGCATGCGTTGATCATAATTTTTATAATCTCCACCAATAAGTCTATTCTCTCCAAACTTAACAGTAAAATTGTAAAACTCATTCCACTCAGGACCATGACAATTTATACCAACAGCACACTCACTTTTAAGTGGATTCATTTGCAATACTCTTACTAATGGTAGGTAATATTTGCGTATAAGATAAGTTAAAGCTATACTGTTGCCATAAAATATGCGACATTTCTCACCAGACAGAATCTCATCTTTCTTACAAGCTTTTGCGATTGTATAAGCTCTCAGACCTTGCTTATATAAATTTTCACAACGTATTATTTCATCCATGATTATACTATCAAATCTCCTAACAATCTTATTATCTATAACTTCTTCTTCCACAAACTTTCGCTTTGCTC